GGCAATCACGATCGTATCGCCAACCGTGGCAATGGAAACATTCGTGCCGGCCACCAGCGTCCGGAGTTGGGCCACGGAAAGCGCCAGTCCCTTGAACAGCTCCGCTCCACCACCGACGTTTGCCAGCGTGGAAATGCCTGCAACGACCGGTGTCTGCCCGGATGGATTGTCGCCATTGACGTTTAGCGACAACTCATCAAGGTTGGCATCCGTCTCCGGCATGGCGAATGTCGCCGAGAAGACCAGATCACCAAGGCTGACGATGCGGACCTCGTTCACCTCTCCTTCTGCCGCCTCTGCCAGTGTTGCCGTGGCAATGCCTGACGCATTTGTGAAGGCGTAGATCACCTGCCCCGGGACAACAGCGCCATGGGTTTCATTCTGGCGAACCCATAACGCAACGGTTGCGCCTTCAACAACATCCAGACCCAGTTGCGCAAGGCGTACAGTCAGAGTGGCCATAATCAGAACCAGTGCGGTTTGACGCGGCGCTTGGGGGCCGCCGAGAAGTTGCGGGAAGCCGTTGCCAGGGCATCGGACATGGCGTCATCGCCAAGCCGGCCGAAGTAGACCGCCATATCCGGATTGCTCCATGGCTTGCCCGGCATCAGCATCAGTGTGTTCTTGGCCATGGCTGCAATCGACTCGCCATGGGATTGATACAGGTCGTCCAGCAGGTACTGGCCGTCTTGCGTCGGCGCGACAGCAATCTTTCCGGTCAGGGTCACCGCCTTGCTGGTGCTGATCGGGATTGGCCGAACCCATGCCGCCGATGGCGACACGAATTGTGTCGGCTGGCCTTCCTTGGCGCGCCAGTTGCTCTCGTTCCGGTCGAGCTCATCCTCGGTCCTTGGCTCCAGTGGGCGGCCATCAGCCTGCAGGGAAATGGTGGCCACCGGCCGGGTGTCCGGTGCCAGACAGAAGACTTCGTATTCTGTGGTGGCAGTTGATGTCAGTGTCTGCAGCGGCACGATATCCTCTCGCCAGAATCGTGTCTTTGTGCAGAACCGGATAGCGGCCTGCCTCAGCTCATGCAGCGCCACTTGCTGCGGCACATGCGGGCAGTCACGAAAAACGAGGGGAAGCAGCTCTTTGATCAGGACATAGGTTCGCATGAATCAGCCTCCTGATGACTTCGGCGAGCTACTGACTTCCGACTGCGACTTGATGCCCAGCAGCTCGAAGCAGATCTTCTGGTGAGACAGTGCGCGATTGAGCGTCGGTGACGTTTCATCGTCGCCTCGCCATGCCAGATAAAGCATCCACTCCTCCAGTGCGGGACCGAAGGCATCTTCCACCGGGACGGTATCGCCGGCATCAGTCAGCGCCGTGGGGGTAATGGAGTAATGCGCACGAACCTTCGCGCCGGCCGTAACCGGATTCGTCCAGAATCGTGTGGGGTTGCGCTCGTCGTACCAGTATTCGGTGACAAGGCTTTCTGGTGTCGCCGTGATCCAGGACGACATAATGTCGTCGAGGGACAGGCGCTCGATGTGACGGACAGCGGGACCGATCAGGCCGCCACTCCCGTTCACATTGCAGAAAATTGAGAGGAGACGCAGGCCACCAGCCGGGAGTGTTTGCTCCGAGCCGGCAGCCAGCGTGAGTACAGCATTGGTCGAGACGGCATCCGGGCGAACAATCGTCAGCATGCGCAACGCCTGATTCAGGAACCCGATCAGATCGGGGTCCGACCATGTAATGGCATCAGGGTCATTCAGCGCCTTGCGGACATTCCCCAGCAGCTCGCTCGCCAGCATTTACTCATTCCTCGTTGTCGTCATCCACCACGCCGACATGAGCGATGTACTCGCGCAGCATCGGGGCGGCACCCTTGCGGGCATCCAGCTTCAGGCCAGCAGCCTCGGCCAGCACCGCAATGGCCTTCTTGTCTTCAGGAACCGTCAGGCCAAGCACTTCCTTGGCATAGGCAAACGTCTTCTTGTTGCTCCACTCCATTACAGGCTGTGGTGCAGCAGGCTCTTCCGGCTCTGGCTCAGGCAGCGGGTCGTCAACGTGATCCAGTGCAACATAGGCTTCCGGGATAGACAGCAGGCGCTCGATGTGAGCCGCGTCTTCCACTTCAGCAATGTGCAGGCCTTCATGCTTCTGGTCGGGCTTGAAGTGATAGGTCTTGCCCGGAAACTCGATCTTGCTGCCGCCTTCGCGGATGACCTTGCAGACAATCTTCATGGGTGTGCTCTCTTGAACATGAGGAGATAAAAGACAGGGGGCTATTGCCCCCTATCCAGTTGGGTTACACCTGATCAGGCAGGACGCGAAATCAGGGTGACGCCGATCTTGCCGCTGGTGGCGCCAGTGGCCGGACCGGTGGCAACGGTGATGTAGACGTTGCGCTCCAGGTTAGACTTGGTGATGCGCAGGCCGGCAACAGCCGACAGGCGAGCCACGCCACCTGCCTGACCAACCGTCGAGCTGGCAATGAAGGCATCCGGATCATCGGTCGTGCCGTCAGCCTTGCGCAGGCCGACATGCAGGACGATGGCCGGAGAGCCGCCAGTATCCAGATCATCGGTATCCAGGATCAGGTCGACCGGCACATGGCCAGGCGGCAGCTTCACCATGTCGATGGTGTCATTGATAGCGAGCGCGGCCGTCAGGTCGAACTCACGGCGGGTTGCCACAGGGCCGGAATTGGCGCTGCTCTTGGCGGGCTGATTGCGAGCAATCGGGGTAGAGCTATAGGCAGTCGGCATTTTTCAACACTCCAAATCGGAAACAGGGTTCACCACCAGACAGCCCGGCGAACCGGGCTATCTGTTACAGCAGCGATCAGGTACGCGGATCCTTGGCAGCGGTATCCAGAGCCATGATCCCGAAGTCCTTGCTGTTGAAGCGCGTCTTCTTGATGCCGAAGATGCAGGACGAGGAGATAACCACCTGGTTGCCGTTGTCGCGGGTTTCTTCGTTCCAGCCGAAACGGGTGTCGCCGTTCGCGGAGCCGTAGGCCACTTCCAGCGCCTGCGCACCCATGAACAGGGCACGGCAAGCCTTCACGGTGCCGACGCCGTAGTCGCTGAACTGGATGACGTTCTTGTGCTTGTGCAGCACAACGTCGTTGTAGAGGCCCATGTTGCCAGTGAAGATGGCGTTGGACTTGCCTTCGGCGCCAGCGGAAGCCTTCTGGATGTCCAGCCACTTGCCTTCGCCCGTCGCAGTGCGCAGGTCGTGGGCCTGCCACGGATTCATGATGAGGACGTAGTGTTCGCCGCCGTCGATCATGATTTTCTGCAGAGCCGGAGTCTGCTCGATGCCCCCGCCGGTCATTTCCGCCACGGCCACAGCCTTGTCGATCAAAGCCAGGGTCATCTTGTCATCGGCAGTCATGGCGCCCTTGGTGTTCGCCGAGTTGCCGTAGATGAGGTGGTCGGAGTCAGGCGCAGCGAACGCATTGCCAGCGAACCCGGCATAGGTCGAGCGGAAGATGAAGTCCGAATTGATGCCACGCGCGCCAGAACCGTACATGAAGTGCAGTTCATCGAAGGCACGAGCCCACCAGTCGGACTGACGCTTGCGCGCAATCTTGCGGTAGTCATGCACGGTGCGCTTGCGCGACATCTTGCCGCCAGTGTTCACGCCGCAGCGCATCTGGTCGATCAGGATTTCGTCGCTGGCGAACTTCAGATCCTCTTCGTTGCCTTCGAGGATGTCGTCGCCCTCAACGGGCTCCATCGCCATCTGCAGGGACAGATCGTAGGTGATCTTGTCGCCGGCTTCGTTTTCCAGCTGATTCAGGATCTGGACAGGAGCGCCAGATTCAGGGCCCTTGCCGGCAAAGCGAGACGTGAAATAGGACTTCTTCGGGGTGTCATTCGCGAGGAAGACCGAATACTTTCGTACAGCCTTGGGATCATTGACCCCGGTTACAGTGATGCCCATGAGTGCTACCTCTCAACGGTTTGTCGTCGTTTGAGCACTCATGCGCTGTCTTTTCCCGGCCACCCGAGAAAACCTTGTCATTCCCTCCCGCGCTCTTGAGCGAGATAGGAAGGGCACTGTCCGCGGTGACAATCACTCGCGATCGGTGCCCGGTCTTTTTCTGCAGGGTGATTTCCACATCGCCAATGACGATGGTGTCTCCCACCCCGAAATCTATGTGCAAGCCCATCAGCTTACCTCGATTCCCACTCTTCCTGCTCAGCCTTGCTCAGCTTGTCCACTGCATCTTCCAGTGCCTCGCCGCTCAGTTTGTCCAGGTAGGCAAACTTGCCATCCTGTGGGCGCTCTGCCGCTGCTGCCGGCATGCCACCAATATCAGGCAGCGCTTTCGGGCGTGCCGGACGTGCCGGCTTTCCGCCCTTGTCTTCCTTCGCTGCCGGCGTTTCCGTGATTCCGAAGGACTTGGCCACATTGGCACGAGCCTTTGCCAGAATCTCCGGCCCGGTTGCATTGGCCATTTCACCCTTGGCCAGCTTCACAACCTGATTGTTCAGCGCCAGCAGCAGGTTCTCGTCTTCAGAGAACCGCTTGTTCTCCGGCTGACGGAAGAAGTCGGCCTGCGCCTTCTCCCAATCTGCCTTTGCCCGCTCGGCGGCCGCCTCGGATTTCGCCTGATCGAGAAGCGTCTTCTTCTCGATTTCGCGAAGCTCCGTCTGCAGTTTGTTCAACTGCTCGCGGTACTCCTTGCTGGTCAGATCCCCTTCGTCAAACTTGTTGCTCAGGGCATCAATCTCTGACTCCAGCTCGGAGAGACGAGTCTTTCGGGACTCTTCCTCTGCCTTGCGCGCCTGCTCTGCCTCTTCGGCAGCCTGGAGCGCTTCCTTATCGGCATTCTTGGCCTGATTGTCTTTGTCAGACGAGCCGTCATTGTCCTGATCATCATTGCCGGCATCAGCATCATCGTCGGCAGACTGGTCGTCCGAGCCTTCGGCCGTAGTATCATCGTCCGCATCATCGTCCGCATCGGGCAGCAGATCAGTATCCGCGCCATCATCAACACCATGCGTATGGTCGTCGTCACCCTCTTCCAGGATGGCGCGTTCGGCGTCAGACAAATAATCTTCAGGCTTCATTGGGATTCCCCTCTTGAGTCATCGGTTGTGGTGCCGGCGCCACTGCTTGCGGCGCCTGTTCGGATTCGATTTCGCGGATCATTTCGTCAGCAATACGGGCCAACTCTGGCGCCGATGCAAGATCGCCAGCCCCTTGCAGGGCCTCACGCAGTGTTAAAAGACGCTCGCGGCGGGCCTTTGCTTCGGTCAATGCGGAGTCAGCCAGGAGCTTCTTGGTCTGCGCCTCAGCCACCGGATTGGGTGGCGGAGCTTGCTGCGGCTGTGGCGCCACGACTTCCTTGATGCGCTCCAGGAACTGCGCCTTGTTCGGTATGTCGGACATGTCAATGACCAGATCCAGCAGGCGAATAGCCACCTCTGGCG